GCTCGATACGTTCCGTGACCACGGGATAGCGTGACAGCACCTCCGTCGTGTGATCAGACGAACCGTCATCAACGACGATGACCTCATAGTCAAACGGTACCTGCTGACGAAAGATGGAAGCAAGTGTCCCGTTCAGAATGTCGGCACGGTTGTATGTAGACAACACGACCGACGCTCGCATCATACAAAATTCACATGTGGCGGCGGCACCAGAGCCCGAATGATTTCGCGGTTCTTATTATTGAACTGGCAGCGAGGACATCCACCCGCATCGAAGCCCTTAAATGCGCCGGGCGCGTCATTTGCCCACAAGTGTGCAAACGTCTGTTCCTTGAGTGAACCAACAACGCCGCGTGTGTTATACGCAAGCACACAACAACGATACACATTCAGGTCCGCACCGATATAGGTATTGAAGTGTTGATACCCGCAGAACTCATAATCGGGATACTTCAGCACCAAGTCACTCACGCGGTCACCAAACATATTCACGACTTGATATGTATCTGACCCTAATACTTCCGCATCACTACAGAGCTTGACGGCCTCTGCGTGAAATGTCTCAAAATACTTTTCGTCTTCTGGCTGAAATACGGCGCTAATACGAAAGTTGTCCACCCCGGCTGCCCGTGCTTGGGCGGTAGCATCAACGACTTCTTTATAATTTTCCTTGGTGACAACGAACCCGACACCAATCGTTACGTTGCTACCTGTGGCCTTCTTTCGTTCCGCTAACGCTTTGATGTTATTCCACACACGCGTGTAGTGCGCGATAGGCACATTACGAATGGAGACATACGAATCGACGGTTGATGCATCCACACTCACGCGCACCCACACCGCTTTCGTGAGTAGATCAATCAGCTTCGGTGTGAGCTTGACACCATTCGTCACGACGCCAACTTCCAATCCAAGCTCGTAACACTTTTCCACAACCTGTTCAAACTTGGGATGTACAGTGGGTTCGCCACCACCGGTCAACTGAATCGCCTTGACGCCCATCGCTGCGGAGTCTTCTAAAATCTCGATAATCTTCTCATACGAAATCATACGATTCGGATTGTTATTGACACTGCCATCTTCACGCGCCTCACCAAACAATTCATTGCTGAGGTTGCCACTCATACGATACGCGCAAAAGCTACAATCCTGATTACAAAGATCGCTGATGATCAGTTGGACTTGTGTGGGTGAAGGGACTTCGCCGCGAGCGAGTGCATCGAGGCGGTCGCGATGCCAGTACACTTTCATCGGGCTATATGGCGATGGATTCATAATAAACCTCGCTGCTATTTAGTTTCTTTTTGAAGGGTGCGGAGTTCACGCAAGAGATCAGCGGCGCGTCCGACAAACACGGCCTTCTCTATGTTCACTCCGCCCCCATCCCCCGCGCCCGATCCTTGTGGCGCAGCATCTTGTTTGATTTTATGGAGACTGACGAGTTCTTTATTGGCATTCACAATCGCGGTGAGCATCGTCGCAACAACTTCATACGCTCTCGGGCTGTCCCCGCTCTGTGCAAGTAGAATAGCACTCTTGGCAGCTTCCGTCACGTCATTCGTCATCTGTGTGATGTTACCGCGAGCAGCCTCAAAATCCCGATCTAGTTTTTCTTGCGCCGTCTTATCATCTACGACTTCGGCAACTACAACCGGCGCCGCCTGTGTAGTGGTTAGTGCCGTATCCGCTACTAGCTCCGGCGCCACATCAAAGATTTCATTCAAATTATCAGACATATTATATTTTTGTTATCAAACCACCTATGATGGAGATACCGATGGCGACGGCGACACCGATGCTGATTGCGAGCTAGACGGGGATTGTGATAGCGACACAGAGGCCGATGGTGACTGTGAAGCAGACGGCGAGAATGACGGTGATGCGGACGAAGACGGTGACTCCGAGGAGCCGGCCGCAGTGAGGACTTCGGTGATCGTTGTATTCGACGTAATCGCCGTACCCGATGAAACGTTCTGTGTCGGCGGATCCGCGAGTACATTGATCGTCGCCTTCGGTAAGGCATCCGGTGTCGGCGCCGCAAGATCCGCATGTGGCGAATTGTAGAGGTTGACGATAACTTCTTCGATTCGTCTACTCTGTCTGATCGGACCATAGAAGAACACCTTCAGCGCAAAGTCTAACGTCCAGACAATAGCGCGCCGCTTGATGAAGTCTTCCTCGTAGTTATCCGAGTGTGATACGCTCTGTAAAACAATGGGCACCTGATCCAAAAGATCGGGATAGTTCTCTAACGGGCGCGCAGCAATCGTGTAATCCGGCGTGAAGAACGGAAGAATCTGTTCAACGATCTGCATTCCATCCTGCTGAAGTTTCACCAACACCGACAACTGAACGTTCATCACATACGGCACACCAACGTAGAGCTTGGCGAGCTTGTGTGCTTCGTTGCTATTGAACTTGAGCTTATCGAGTGTATTCAGCTTGCGCGTCGTATCATAGACGAGACTCGTCATCTCATACGACATACGGGGAACTACTTGACCCACACCCTTCCCATAATCAGGATCTTGTGTCAGATGAACTAACCAACGTTCTTTCGGACCATACTGCAATGGCACTTGTTGACGAAATGCTTCGTCACCATCTGAGTTTTCTCGCGTGATGGTGATATCGTCAAACAGGGAACCAAACGCCAGTAGATATCGGCGCATGTGCAGATGTTTGAAATGTGTATTCATTAGCCTGAATTCGGTCGCGTGCCGCGAGACACAACGACACTCAACGGATTACCCTGCAAGAATTCATTATCAGTAATTGGATCATTGGTACTCGGTGTGATGGCCGGTGTCGTATCAACCACTGTCCACGTAGCGGCAGAGGTGCCACCAACCACGGCCGTATTCGCAGCAAACGTGCCGGTGATGTCCTGCACGCGAAGCAGACGAGTTGTGGAATCCCAATCCCATACCACACCCGTCGCGGTAGCGGCCGCCAGACTCGCACCCTGATAAACCGTTTCGGTTTTGCTGTAGTCGCCCGAACCTCCCGCGGCTTTCATATCGAGGTTGATGGTATAAGCAAATTTGTTAGCGACCTCATTGATATCGTCCACGCCCGTTGTCACCCCTTCGTTGCTGAAGTTGAACATCTCACATTTCAATTCATAGGTGTAGAGTTTACCCAATGTAAATAGGGTTTCCTTGTTTTCCACAAATCGAATGTTAAACAGAAAGCGATTATCTGCATCCATCTCGATGTAGATAAGATCGCCACCCCGCGGCCGCTTCATCGCCGTGATCGCCGTTTGACTCATAACCGAATTGCGGAACCGGCGTTGAGACACTGTGAGGTACATCTGGTCTTCAATGTGCAAACCAAACTTCCCCACAAATTCCGATTGTCCCTGAAACCCGTCAAATGATTTTACGTACATCTCAATCTCGAAGGCTTCTGTGAAATTGGACAGGGGATCTTCACCGAGGAACGCGTCGATGTTCGCGTCGTTCCGAGGAACGTAATGAACACTGTGCCCATAGATCGCAATCGATTCATCGATCAGATCTTGAACAACATCCTGTTCACTAACAACCTTAGTGTGGTTAAAATAGGAATTGACCGGCATGGTTTATCCCACGATGAACATTGGCGGTTCTTGGAACTCGCTTCGCACCTGTTCTTCAAGTGTCGCAATTTCTTGATTAGCTTCAGCTAACATACCCTTACCGTCCAACTGTACGCCACCCGGCATCGCGATGCCGCTATACTTGGAAAGGTTTACTCCCCACTGACGTTTGATTAGTGATGTGGCATACCGCTGTAACCAACGGTCGGTCCACACTTTTGTATACCCTGCGGGATCGATGGTGCGATATCCTTCAAGAATGATATGCTGACCGGGTATAAATGTGACATACCAATTCACATCCATATAGAGCCGGTTCATGTGACGCGAGAATCGAATCGCCGGCCGGCCGCGGAACATATCATTCAACAACTGCTGATAGCTACGACCAACATAATATGGAATAATAGAGTTCGCGGTAAAGCTCGACATCAAGGAGATATTGAACTGTGCTTGCGGGTCAAATAGAATGTCCGCAGAAAGACGAGAGTCATAGGGCGCGAAGACTTTGGTGATGCCAATCACCGAATCAATAACGGTAAACCACTTATTGTCCATGTCCCCGAAGGTGATACCATCAGTCTTGACGGTGCCCTGCGCGCCGGACTCGTTTCCGAGAACCACTTCTCCGTCGTTGAACGTGTTGCGAGCGGTGTCGCTGTAGGCGTCGGCCGATGCAGTACCGGTGTTTGAAGTCGCGGCGACATAGAACGTGATCGCCGTAGTGTTCGCGGTGCTGACATACCGCCCCTCAACGTTGGATGTTTGTCCGACGAGTTTTTCGTCCGCCAGAAAGGTGCCACTGAACGCCGAGTCGAACACCATCGTGCTGGCAGTAATTTCATGCGCCATGTAGGTCTTGATGACCGCATCCATGTGGTACTGCTGATACACATATAGCGCCTCGTCGATACGATCTTCGACTTGATCGTCATCGACGTTAATCTGTAGCACCGGCTTACCAAGTGCGCGGTAGCAGTATTCTTTGAAGTCGTCGCGTGAAGATGGAATGGGCATGTTTATATTTATTGGTTACGTACCAGCATGCCATGTTATCTGTAGCACACCTTGCATTCCGTTGCCTCCGCCGCCGCCACTCTGACCACCGCCTCCACCGCCTCCACCGCCCCCATAACACACACCCCCGATTGTGTATCCGCCGCCGCCGGTCCCGCCGGGCGCTCCACCGCTGGGATGCGCGGAGCTACCCCCTCCGGTAGAGCCGTTCCCACCGGACTGCGCGGCCCCGCAACTAGAACCACTCCCGCCGGGGGAGGCGGGGTTACCTCCGGAATTGCCGTTACCATTTGAACCACCACCACCACCGCCGCCACCCGTCGCGCCGCTGCCGGCGTTGCCGGGCCCGCTGAAGCCGCCCTCGTCATCGTCATCGTCCTCGTCCTGCTCCCAATATGAACCTCTGGCGCCGTGGCCACCACTGGGCGCGCCGGGGACGCCGATTTGCGAGTCGTGTCCCCGCGCTCCACCGGTCGCATTCACTCGCCTCCCGGCGGGCCCGTCAAACACACTATCCCCATCGGTCCCCTGATCAGCGTATCCGCTTCCACCGGAATTCCCGGCACCAACCGAACCTGTATAAGATCCGGTTGCGGAGACAGCGAAGGCCCCGCTGGAGGAGACGCCGCCGCCGCCACCGCCGGTGCCACCATCGGCTGGATTACTATCACCTCCTCCATCCTGACCGCCCCCTCCACCGCCGACACCAATAACAGTAATGGTTGCTGCTCGACTAAACGAGAAAGTGTAAGCCCCAACCACGGTCAAAATGAGAACATCATTGTCATCCATATTCTGCGTTCCGCTTTGCGGCCCTGAATAAGTAATCAGAAGGTCCGGCGGCGGGGTCGGAGACGCCGATGCCGACGGCGACACTGGTGGGAAAGGCCTGGCACCAAAAATCATATTACGACTACCGGGAAACATTACACCGTATATCCCTGAGAATACGCACCATACCAATTTGTACCGTCAGACACAAATGAAAAGATGTCCAGCATCCCAGCCGAGGTCCCCAAGCCGCTGATCGTTGGCGTAGGGGAGTGGTCTGGCCACTTCGCCCCCACAAAGGTTACTGCGGATGTGGTACCTGACGGTGGCGTTTTCAAATAGAGAACAAAGGACTTTCCGGCCGTCCCCGAAACACTCGGTAGGGTGATCGCCAACGGAAAACCAGAACTCATCACAGCCGTGAAGATCGTACCAGATGAGAGTGGGCCAATGGTCACAGTCGATGTAACGCTGCCGAGGTCCACAATGGTTTCCGTGATAGCCGTTGGAGTAAATTCTCCCGTCACGCCCAGTGTACTCAAGGCATTAACAGCACCCGTCACACCCAGCGTACTCAAGGCATTAACGGCACCTGTCAGACCTCCCGACACACTCAACGTATTCGCGAAAGTGGCCGCACCCGTCACACCAAACGTACTCAGTACATTGGTAGCACCCGTGGCGCTGAAGGTATTATTAAATACCGCTGCACCATTGACGTGAAGTGGAGATGTTGGAACAATGTTGACACCAACACGGTTGTTGGTGGTATCGATATACAACACATTTGTATCCACGGCAACATTTGCGGCGACCGTCATGCTACCAGTGACAGCAACATTTCCCGCAACGGATAGCGAGGATATAAGACCAGATGGCGGCGCACCAACCAATCGCCACTTGGTTGTCGCAAACGAATAGACTAGCGAGATGGAAGCCTTCGGACCAATCTCCACGTCCCCAACACCAGTCTCAAACCGATTGTTCACCGTCGATGACGTGTTCGCATCTCGCAACGTGATTTTATAGGTCGCATTGGTATTCTGAAGATACAACACTCGAACACCCGTCGTCATATTTGACGGTTGGTCGAGACCCGTAATCGAAATGTCCGACGTATCGGGATTGATATTCAGTGCGATAGCATCAATCAGGTCTGCTGGACTATAGTTGTTATATTCGGTGCTTGATAGTGTTGCGGAGATGAGCGACGATGCGTGGTTGTAAAGAAGCGACCGTGCATAAACGGTGTTTGACGAAGTGATGCTGTTGTTAACAGCAACATTGCTCTGGAAAGTCGCGACATTTCCAACCGTCAGAGGTGTTGTGGCCGTGAGCGTGACAGAACCATTAAAGGTGCTGACGCTGTTGGTGTACAAGTTGGCGCCACCGATATAGGTTTCAGTTGACGGGATAAGGTGGACGGCAGTACTAGAGATAGCAACATTCGCCGCAGAACTGTTCACGGTGACATTGGCCCCAAATACACTCGTCCCGGTCAGAGTTACCCCTGTCGCATTCGCGCCGAACTTTCCTCCCGCGATAATCAGACTACTCGTTGTCTCTGTCGTGTTTCCAATGGTGAATGCGCCAATACCCCCGACGCCGTTCGCAGTTCCTCCTGCGACGAGTACCGCATTGCTGTTGAGCAAGTCGATGACGTTATTGGTTCGCGTCAACCACGCACGGAAAGTGTTTGCGGTGTCGAGTGCTACAATTGGTAGAGTTGGTATTGGCATAAGATAACTATATTTAGGTGAAGGTCCGATACCTTACATATTGGACTTAGAAAGCAATTGTTCGACTAAAGACGAGAGCGTCTTCACATGTGTACGTAATGTACCCACTTCGCGATGAAGATCCGTCTGCTCTTTTGCCTTGGTGCGTTGGTTCCGGGCGCGTTGTAACGCTGCCTGATCGGTTACCAATAGCGCATGGTTATCGGTGTCCCGCATATGCTTGCGGTCATCGGTCTGTATCAGCATTACTCATCCAAGGCAATAGCGCGGAAGTTGCGAATCTTCGGCACGACGGTCGTATCGTTGGTAGACATCACTATTTTAATGGAGAACACTTTGAACCGATCCGTGGTATCCGTAGATGATGTCAACGCTTGACTTTGCGGCGTGCGGAACTCAAACTCCCGATACTGTGTGGCACGTGTGCTGATCACTCCATCCGGCGTGATTTGTGTCATCAATCGCCATGGCTGATCCGCAAACCTCTCGCTATCCAACGTGCCCGATAGCACCTTGTAATAGGCATAGAAGTTAGTACCCTCGGGGCGATATCCATCAAAGTACATCTTGATGTCGCGAGCGTCGAACCCTTCCGCTAACGACACCTCCCGTGTGAAGTATCGTGTCAGCGCATTACCATGCTGTGCGGAGTCCTCGCCACGATACGTCAGCGCCGCATTGCCAGATACCGTAACAGTCGGCGTAGTGAGGTAGCCACTTCCGTCAGTCGTTAACACAAGACTAGTAACAGTGCCCGTGACGATGGAACTATTGACGGTGGATACAACTGCGTATCCTACTGCATTCGCACCGACATTACTGGCGCTTATTGTCATCGTCAGGTTCGCAAAGGTCGAGAACGCATTCGCGACGCGGGCTTCACCGGCGGTCGTTGTCGCAGTAAACTGAGAGTCGCTTTCGATGGACGCAACGGTCACCGCCAAGTTGGCCCCGATCACCACATCTCGTCCCACAATAACTGAGGTGAGGAACGCACTGCCCGTCCCTGTCACAACGTTAGACGATGCGACCGTCGTGACGGTGCCTGTGGCTGCGGCCGCATTCGCATAGCCACTACCGGGATCGAGAATGACAAACTGTGTCGCATACAGTTCCATCTCATTGATGCGATTCTGTATACCAAGGACAGTCATCTTTTTTAGATCGACATACGGTGCGACATCAGTGCTTCGCGTTGTGAGCGTGGCGATGGTATCGATGGTATTCGCTGACACCCCGCTGACTGTCTGACCCGCTGGCGCACTATTCGCAAAAGCAGGGTAGAACTGTGGCGCAGCGTTCGCGTCGTAGCTCCCGGTTAAGAACGACCGTGAGGACAACGCTACCAGTTTGTTCGGTTGAACGCTATACGCAACTGCGGTGCCCGAACCTTCTGGCTTGACGCTCAACGAATAGCTCGTCGATGTCACCAACGGGAAGGTAACTTCATACGGATAGAACGTCATCGAATCAAATGTCTTGGTTGTCGCCGGTTGCACGCCACGGGCGACAAGGATGCCAGTGTTCGCACCACTCGACAATGTCCACTTTGCTTTGTTCAAGCGGAACATCATATCTTCAAATGGTGTTTCGGTCCACGTCGATCCGTTCTGTGACTTGAAGAAGCTGCCCGCATAGGGCTGCTTCGCAACCTTCTTATCGGTGCCAAGCACCTGCGCGCCGAGTTCGGCGGTGTAGACTTTATATTCCGAAGAGTCGGAGCGAACCACAAGGGCGTACTCAATACCAGGCAACAGGTGTACCAGTGAGGGCATCGTGAATCGCGTGTACGCGGATGTGTTGCTGAACGCGGTAGACAAATCCGTTGCGACAACATTCACAGCGTCGTACCGCAGTGTGGTAGACGCTTGTCCTTCTGGTGACGCACACGGCACTACCTGATATGACGAAGGATATCCATTGATAACTGGTCGAAGTTCAACCGTGACTGGAATGTCATCGGTAGGTTTTGCTGAGAACACCAAGTCCACCGAGGCTAGCATGATACCCTGTGGAAAGCGTGTCGCATCCACAAGGAACGTTTCTGCTAGTGGATCTGCCCATCCTTCTGGGCATGACGTGTAGGTGTCGTTCTCCCAATAACGAGAGTCGTGGACACCACGTCGCGTGACATTGGTGGTACGAGATACGATACTAGTGGGTTGCTGCGACACAGACAAACCGGAGGCCACATAGTTGGTTTCTGCGGTGGTCGTGGCGCTTGAGAGATCGTTTGTACTGCTATCCGTCAAACGGAAGAGTCGTTGACCAGTCGCGAACTGCCCTTCCTGAAGATGAAGCACACCCGATACGGTACCCGCACCACCCGCAGTCACCGTACTGTTCGCAAGGAACCCATCAGATGACAACGACCCGACGCTATAGATCGTCTGTCCCGCTGTGATATCTGTGAGTGCGCTTGTATCAATAACCGCCGTCTGGTTCGCTGAGTGATAGTTGGTGACACTCGCACTCTGTCCCGCGCCAGGCCCACCGACAAAATAGATCACCGTGGTGTTGGCGATTTTGGTATCCGTGATGTCCACGTCCAACCGAAGGTTGTTTGAATCATACGCCCGCACGACGCCCGAGGTAATCACCGCCGTGTTAACCGTGAGTGTCTTTGTTTCTACCGCAACACTGGCCGCGCTGAGAACACTGGACGTACGGGAGGACATCGGCAAAATAACCTCGGCACCGACCGTGCCAACACCAGAATCTTTCGCCATTTTCTCGGGGCGCAAACTTCCGGCGGCGTAGCTAAACTTCCGAGCATACGCGCCATTATCTTCCGGTAGAATGAGGCGCGATCCACGATCCGTATGATTACCTGTCGCATTACCGTAGTTCAGCCCCGGGCCAAGAATAGCATCAGCGTCCACATCCTGCTGCGCCCGAGTACACTTGAGTGTGTATGTGATCGTAGCGCCCGAGTTCGACAAACGCGGGGTGACATCTGCGACCACGACACGGGTCAATGTGTAAAGGGTTGCACCATTCAACCTGAGGGCAGCATTGCTATCGAAGGTCGCGGCGGTGTTTGACGAAACACTGGCGATGTATCGATCAAACACATCCACACCAGACTTGACACGCACCAACTGATTCGACAACAATTCGAAGTCAAACTCACTACTGGTTCCGGTGACTGCCGTTGAATTGGTGATAGTGCTTACGGTCCCCGTCAAGGCTTTTTTCACATAGAGCGTCTGTCCAATAAAGAAGGTGCCCAAGGGAAAGTCACTCGCGGCCTCGGGATTCAGTTGAAGCACATTTGCTTGCTGCACATATTTTTGCACCGACACACTATCAAAGAACGGATACAGCGTGGCATTTGGACGCAACCCATTGGCGGCGAACACAACGTCTCGGGCTCGGATACTATGGACAACAGAGGTGTCCAAAATCACGTTGCCAAGTGACTGTGTATTCGTTTGCGAGGTGTATGAAAATTCGGTGCCTG